CAACAATATCTTGGAAAAAAAGTTGCCGACAACTTGAAAAAATATGTGTCTCATAAAAGTGGAACACAAGAAACTTCTATATATCCAATTAATGGAGGAAAACAAGTAATAATAAACGTTCCTTATGCAAGATTCCAAGCAGAAGGAAAAGTTATGGTAGGAGTAAAAAGTAGAAGTGCCTATGCTAGACGTGGAGAAAGAAAAGTAGTTATAAATAAAAATTTAAAATATCACAGTAGTAAATTAAGAGGTGCACACCCATTTGAAAGAATGAAGGCAGACAAAAGAGACAAAATATTAATTCAAACAGCAAATTATGCAAGGAGGTTAGACAATGGATAAAGCAATAAACGAATGGTTGTTAAAATATGAACCAATAAAAGAAATAGCAGAAATGATACATACAGAGGAACTACCAGAAGAAATAGATACTTTAGCCTTGCAAAGAAGTGGAGTAGAAAATTTGCCACTAAAATATATAACAGATACAGGCTGGTATAGACAATATCAATATGCATTACTCTTAAAAGCAAATAGTGAAGATGACATACAAAGATTAGAGAATTTAGACTGGTTAGATGATTTAAGCGATTGGATAGATAAACAAAATCGACTAAGAAACTATCCAGTATTAAAAAATAAACAAATAAAACAAATTAGCTGTGCTAATGCGATAACCTATGAAACTGATGAAAAAGGTTTTATAAGTACGTATTATATACAGCTTTATTTTAATGTAAGAGGAGGAATTTAAAATGGCAGTTAAAGAATTAACAGATATCATGGAATATGACGAAGCACATTACTTTGGAATAAATGATGAAATAGTATTAGGTGGAGTAATTACAGAAATGACAGAAAGTTCAAACCCAACAGAGTCTGAAAAGCAATACATACACCAAAAATCAAAAACAAAAAAGATTACAGGATTTTCGAATGAATTTCCTATTACTATGGATATGGTTAAAGGCGATAAGGTGTTTGACTATATGTATAATTTATTCTATGAAAGAAAAACAGGTTCAGACTTAAATATAGATCATTACATAGTAAATTTATGGCAACCAGTAGCAGAACAGGAAAATACATTTAAAGCAAGAAAAATAACACAGACTTGCAAAATAACAGAATGTAATGGTGCTGCAGGGGAACAAAAACAAATTACAGGATCTCTTGAAGGTGGAGAATTTGTTTATGGTACATTTAATGTAACAACAAAAACATTTACAGAGAATGCGTAAAAATAATAGGTAGATATTAAAGATAATTATGTTAGGAAGGATAAAAAATGAAAAGTAAAAGAGTAAGTTTTGGGTATGAAGATACAGACCAAAAAATTGAAGTTGATATATACGGATTGGTCTTTGAAATTAATAAGAAAAATATTGTAGATAAAGATTTGAAAGATATTAATGAAGATGAAGATACCATAGAGAGAGAAATAAGAGAAGTTATAGGAGAAGATTCAATAGAAAAGATAAATAATAAAAGATTAAAAGATGGATACGATGAAATGACCTTAGATGTAGAGATAGCTGTGTTAACTTGTATATATAAAGCATATATAACAGCTACCTCAGGGAATATGATAGATGAAGTAATGAATACAAACAAAGAATTAGAAAATAAAGCAAGAAATTTAGATAGCGAAATGAACAGAGAACAAAGACGAAATTATAATAGAAATAATTATAGAAGAAACAGAAATTATAGGAGATATTAATATGATTATGTTTAATAGACTACCTTATTTTGTGATCTTACAAGGAAAAAAATATAAAATAAATGTAGACTTTAGAAATATGATATCTTTTGAAAATAAAGTGCAGGATAAAAGTGTCGACAAATCTAAAAAGATTGAGTATGGATTAAGGCGTTTTTATCCTGCTTTTTTTTATGCAGAAAACTATAATAAATTGCTACACAATCCACAATTATATAAAGAAGCTTGTGAAAAGCTAATATGGTTTTACAAATGTGGCAGAGATAATTATCATAAAACAAAAGAAAATAGCAAAGGAAGCAATAAACAAATATACTCTTATGAGTATGATGATGAGTATATATACGGTGCTTTTTATGAGCAATATAGTATAGATTTAGCTTATGATAAAGTACACTGGTGGAAATTCAAAGCATTATTAAAATCAATAAAAGATGACACTGAATTTGTGAAGATAAAAGGTTATCGAGCTTATACTGGTAAAGATAAAAATATGCTAGAATTAAGAGATTATTGGGAATTGCCAAAACCAGTTGAAGAACAAGAAAGAATAAATAAAATATACGAAGCATTGAAATAATTTGATTTTTCGACTTTTTTCGACACAAAATCACAAGAAAAAATGATATAATAGTTCCAAATAATGAAAGGAGAAATATTATGAAATGTAAAAAGTGTAAAAAAGAGTGTCTAGAAAGTGAATTAAGAGATGAAGTATGTTTTGATTGTGCGAACAAAATTAATAAAAATAACATGATAATTACTATTATAATATCTGTTTTTATTTCTGTTTTGATTAGTCTTTTGGTAGTCGGTTGGGCAAATAGTGGAGTTGGCTTAAAGGATTTTAAGATAGAATCATTTAGTATAGATTCTGAAAAGGATTCTTATTCTACGACCTACGACGGAAAAGGAATAATTTCTTGTACTGATAAAAATAATGATTATATTGTTTTAGTAGAAAGAAACAACAAAACAGATAGTGAGGTTAGTTACGTTCCTATTATAGTGCATAAAGGAAAAGGTGAATTAACAACTTATGATTCTAGTTATTCAGGAACAACTGAAAAACCAGAATACGAATTTAATATCATAGGATACAGAAGTTTCAAGAATAATAATTAAAAAATAAAAAAAAGATATAAAAACACTTAGAAAAATCTGAGTGTTTTTATTATGTTTTATTAAGTCTACATTAGAAAGGATAAAGTAATGGCAATTGCAGGTTCATTGATTTATGATACAGAAATAGACAAGTCAGGATTTAAAAAAGGATTAAGTTCATTGACAAATTCCGTTAAAAGTGGTGGAACCAAAATAAAGAATATAGTATCGGCATTAGGAATAACAAAGCTAATAAGTACAGCATTTAACACAATAAATAATAGTATAGATGGCGCAGTATCGAGATTAGATACAATGAATAATTTTCCGAAAGTAATGAGCAATCTTGGAATAGGTGTAGAAGAGAGCAAAGAGGCAATAAATGATTTAAGTGAAAGATTAAAAGGAATACCAACAACATTAGATGCAGCTGCTTTATCTGTTGAGAGATTTACAAGTAAAAATGGAGATGTAAAAAAGTCAGTTGAAATATTTACAGCAGTAAATAACGCTTTATTAGCAGGAGGGGCAAGTAGTGAGATACAAGCAAGCGCACTAGAGCAATTATCACAAGCTTACGCTAAAGGTAAACCAGACATGGTTGAATGGAGAAGTATTCAAACAGCAATGCCAGCACAATTAAAGCAAGTAGCACAGGCAATGGGGATGACAACAGATGAATTAGGAGAAGGACTAAGAAAAGGTGGAGTTGAAATGGACGACTTTATTGAGACTATGATTAGGCTTAATAAAGAGGGAACAGGACAATTCCAAAGTTTTGAAAAACAAGCTAAAAACGCAACAGGGGGAATTAAAACATCAATTACTAACGCAAAAACAGCAATAGTAAGAGGGGTTGGAAATATAGTAACAGCTATTGATACAGTATTAAAAAAAACTGAATTAAAAGGATTAAGCAATGTAATCAGCAAAATTGGTTCAACATCAGAAAATGTATTAAAAAAAGTAGCAGAAGGTGTTTCTAAGATAAACTTAAATAAAATATTAAATACAGTAAAACAATTATCCAATGTGTATGTACCTAAAATAAAATCTATTTTCTCAATAATAGTTAATGTATTAAAAAATATGTGGACATGGGCAACTAAAAATAAAGGCGTAATAGTGTCGGTAGTAGGGGTTGTATTTTCGCTGATTGCATCAATGAAAGCATATAAAGGAGTTATGTCGGCGATTCAAGGAATAAATATAGCGAAAAATATTATTTCTGCATTAAGCCCTACGACAGCATTGATATCTTTAACATTAGGATTAGCTATAGCAGCGGCAACAGTAGCAACAGCAATGGCGAAACAAAAAACATCTCTTGACGGAGTAAAAGATGCAGCAGAATTACAACAAAAATCATGGAAGTCTTTAAAAGAAGCAAGAGAGCAGAGTTTATCAAAAAGTGAAAGTGAAATAGTAACAATACAAAGATTAGCAGATGAATTAAGAAAAATGACAGATGAAAATGGAAAAGTGAAAGAAGGTTATGAAAATAGAGCAAAATACATACTTGGAGAATTGAATAATGCATTGGGCACAGAGTATCAAATGAATGGAAATATCATTAGTCAATATGGCGAATTAAAAGATAATATCGACCAGCTAATCTCAAAGAAAAAAGCAGAAGCGACATTAGATGCATATAAAGAAGAATACCAAACATCACTAAAAAACCAAGCTGAAGCAACAAAAACATTAACTGATTTAAGGCAAAAATATAATGACGAATTAAATAAAACAACTAATGGATATCAAGAAGAACAAGAAAAAATGAGAAATCTTAATTATATAGGCAGTCAGATAAAAAATCAGTCTGAATTAATTGGAGAATATGGATATACAGTAGAAAAATATGAAAAATTAACAAGTGCAAGTGTTTCAAACAGTAAAGATGAAATAGAAAAAGCTTTATCTGAAATGGGAGTTTCATATGACCAAGCAAAAGCTAAAACCAATAATTCGTTAACAGAACAAATACAATCACAAAGTAATTATGTGTCATTATTAAAACAAAGCTGGCAAGAGGCTAAAGATAATAATGATACTTTCCAAGCAAAAATATTACAAAAACAATTAGATACAGAACAGCAATCGTTAATAAATTTAGCTAACTCATTAGCACAACAAACATCAACAGTGAGCAATCTAACAGAAGAACAAAAAATAGCTTGGAAAAATTTAGCTGAAACAAGTTATAGTGCATATGAGCAAGGATTATCTCAAGTACCAGAAGAAACAAGAAAGAAAATAGAAGAAGCAACAGGTGTGATATTATTAGATACAGGCTTAGAAAATGCTTCAAGTAAAGAGGCAGGTTCCGCAACAACGTTATTCAGTCAGAATTTAAAAATTTCAGAAAAAACTAAGGAAAACATAGAGCAAGCATCGAAAAATTTATATTCTGACACAATGGTAGAAAATGGAGCTAAAGTTTTAGCAGATGATGCAAATTCGGGATTTAATAATAATGTAGATGGTAACAAATGGGGGACAGATTTAAGTAGCAATATTTCAAGTGGTATGACATCTCAAAAATCACAAAGTGGAATCATGGGGGCTGCTACATCAATAGCAGGATGGATTAAATCAATTATAGGGCACTCAGTACCAAAAACAGGACCACTAAAAGATGAATTGACGTATATGCCGGACATGATTGATAACTTAGTAAAAGGAATTGATAAAAATAGATATAAGATATCAAAAGCGACGAATCAGATGGCTAAAGATATTAAAGATGGTTTTGATTTAGAAGGGCTAAATAATGATATAATGCGAGAGATGAATAAAGCAGTAGCATTCGAAACTGGTTCGATAAATGCTAATGCAAGTGTAAAATCTAACAATTCTATGCTAAATGTAATAAAAGCTTCATTTAATATAGATGGAAGTGTTGATATAGACGGAAAGAAAGCAGGAAGAATATTAGCACCAAGCGTAGTAAAAACGATAAAGACAGGAGGATTAGCATAATGGTATATTTAGAATATAATAGTGTGAAATTGCTAGTATTGGATGACTATAGCATAGTAAAGTCAAGCCAAGAATTAACCTTTAGTGATATAAAGTGTGATTTTACCGGACATAGTGCTGAAGATTTACCAGAGAAGTATCAAGAAATTAAAGTAATATCAGAAGAAAAAACAAGAGAACTGTTGTTTATAGGATACTTAGAAGATTATGTATTTGATGAAATGAGAGAGTTGGACATAGATACATCTATAAACTTTACATTGATAACTCCTAAAAAAATTACTACGCTAAGGACTTGTATTGCAGTAGGAACATATCAACTAAAAGATTTAATAGAAAATATAATACTAGCTCCATTAATTGATGATGGATTTATTTTAAAAACATTAGAAATAACAGATAGGAAAATAACTGTTAATTATCTGTGTAAAACAATAGAATATTGCCTTAATAATTTAAGCAACAAGTTTAATTTTTGGTGGTATATAGATGAAAATAAAAATATCTATTTCAAAGACATTGAATCATTGTATAGCGAAGATAATATAGAACATGTATATGATGATGAAAACAAGATATCAGGATTAGAATATATAAAACCAACAGTAAATTCAGAAAATTATGCAAATGTAGTAAACTTTACAAATGTTAGAATATATGAGCAATCACATATGAGTTTTAATAGTAAAGATATAGTAGAAAGTTATAACCCTATATTAGAGCAACAAATATCAACGTTAAAACAAAATGAGCAAATAGATTTCTTGTTTCCTCTAGATATTAAAAAAGAAAATATAATAAAATCAGCAGAGAGCACGTCTTTATATAATAATTTACTTTATGGGGTATATATTTCAGGGAAATATTCTGATAATACAACTTTTACAGTATATTACGGATATAATAAATCTATTAAAAGTGAAATAAAAACTAACAATGTTGGATATGAAGGAAATAATGCAGATAATGAAAAGGAATTTCTATTAATAAGAGATTCTTTTTTTAATAATCTAATAACTGGATTTAGGTATAATGGAACTAAAGTTATAAAAGAAATTATGGAAATAAAATCTGATAGTGCTTTAATTTGGAATATTTATAAATTTTATAATGATAAAGGAATTGAAGAAAAAAAGGACAAGATAAGTAAAACAGGGATTGTAGAAACAACAATAAACATGAATGAAAGTTGGAAAACTATTCAAGAACTCGAAGATATTGGAGCATCATATATAGATAAAAACAGTTTGAAATTTGATGGACAAATTGAGTTAAAAGCAGACCAAAATGTATTTAATGTAGGAGAAAGAGTAAGAATAAACAAACATATGGGAGATTTACTAATAGACGGAACATATATAATAACAGAAGTTCAAGAATTGTTTTCAAACAATGAATTTGAATATATTGCAATATGTAAAAATTCAAACATGTTGTCTAATTTTATAGATACATTTAGAGGAGAAGATACTCAAGAAAGTTCAGAAAAGACATATAAATTATATGTAACACATTATAATGAGGAACAAATCTTAGAAAGTCATGAGGTGGTGCAATAATGAAATTTAAAAATGAATATGTAAAAATAAAGACAAATAAAGAAGTAATTATGCACAACTATATATATGATAGTTATTTAGAATTGTTTAGTAAAAGCCAATATGAGACAGATAAACAAAAAATATCGGAAATGAATAATCAGAAACAGTTTTATAGTTGTTTTATAAAAATCGAGGAAA